GTGCTTTACGCGCTTGTTTTCCACACTTTTGACCCGTATGCGGAGATGCCACGGGGCCTGCCATCAACTCTGTGTATTTTTTCCTTTAGATGAATTACACGAACGACACAAGACTTGAATGTTCGCCAAGGTGTTTTGCCCGCCGTTGGCGAGACTAATAATATGATCCGCCGTCAGGTCATAAGGCGAGTGGCACAACCGGCAAAATGGTTGCAACTGTCGTGCAAGTTTAGATAGCGCCTGCCACTTGTAATCATATCCACGCTCACTACGAGACGGGCGTAGTGCTTCTCGTTTGCGTTTGCAATTAGCGCAGAGATGAGAGTTGCGCACAATTGTTCCGCATTGCGAACAAGGTCTAGGAAGTAATGCCATCGTTCTTCACTAAGTATTCAATAGCCATGGCAAGGTGGGCAGGGGAGTCTTTGAAGAATGCAAGACCACTGTTGCACTTATGACATAACAGTCCACGCACTTGATGTGTTGTGTAACTGTGGTCAACATATAACTTGCCTGCTATCTCGTCACGATGTATTCCACAGATAGCGCACGAAAAGTTCTGACGAACTAACAGTGATTCATATTCTTCAGATGAAAGGTTAATAATTGCGCGATGATATTGTCTGCATCGCTTACAAATTGTGTGGCGTTTATTTAATTCTTTGTTGAGATAAGGAAAAAACAACGACTCTTTCGTTTGTTTGCAGATTCGACAGGTGACAAAATCATCAGTCTGAATCTTCCGCTTCGTCATCATCATCCGTTCCGAAGCTCGCAAGACGATCCTCTAATGGAAGTGACAGATACGATTGAAGTGTGGCCGCAACTGCTCTGTTGAGTAGTGACTCGATAGCATCAAAGGAAAGATTCTGATCGGTTGTCATCTCTGTCTCAACATCACCAATGCTGATGGAAATGTTTAGCACTTGGTCAACTCCCATCTCATGTCAAGTAAGTCGTCAATAAACTCGTCAACAATGGCGCGTTGGCGCGGGGAGTAATGAGGAATGTTTCTTGCCCTTGATGCGTGTCCAAGAGCTTCATCAATTTCGCTGATGGATTCCCCTGAGATAGGGAACTCTGATAACGCAAGTGTAGCATAGAACTTTGACAACATTCTAGGCATTTTGTTGTCTCGCCCTCATAATCGCTTGGAGATCATAAGTTGAGCCACGCTTTTCAATTTCAAACTTCTTGACTAAACGATAAACCTCTCGTTGTGTCATTTGTAGCCAAGCAGAGATGGCTTCAATGTCAAGAAAGAATCTGCGGTTCGGATTACTCATTGCCAATGCCACCAATCTCAAGACCGACCATTGTTGTTTGCATCCAAAGCAACTGACATCTTGAGTTAGTTGTTCAACATCAATGACAACAAAGCGATTGCAGTCATCAGTTGGACAAGGGATTCGTCTTGCCTGTTCTTTGAACTTCTTAGCTGCTGCACGCCCCCGCGCATGAAGCCCCCATAATTCCCCTGCGAAGTCTAACGCCCACTCCTGTTGCAATGTCCATGACAAGTGAGCAATGTGGAACTCGCAGGTGGCCTGGACTTCAAGGTCGGTGCCGTGTTCCTTGGCGACCAGCGCAGGCGGTGTCAACTGCCGCTCGCGCCTGATGATTTGCTCCCATCCGTGAAGGATGGCAAGAAGGTCGGTAGCCATAGAGAAATCCAAGGCATTGACATTGATTCCAATGGAGCGTTCGGCGGTGACGGTGCCACTGCCGGTGCGCGACGGCTCAAGGTAGAAGCCTGCTTCATACTGCAACTGTGGCAGCTCGCGCAATATCGCTCTCATTCGCCCGAAGCAACTGCGACATTCGGTTTCAATCTCAGACTTGCAGACTTGGCAGATCATTAGAAGGCAGGCTCCTCGCTTGTTGATAGAACTGTGGATAACTCTGTCCAATACTGCGGCGGTGTGGTTTCAAAGAGTCGGTATCCCTGACAGGTGTGATCGGCAAGAATGACTCGATTCTTATCGCCCTTTGCCCACTTGATTCGGTTGACACTTCGCTCCACGGCTTCAAAGGAGACACGGGTGCGATGTAGCTCGTAGGTCATAAGACCGGACAGGCGCTTGATGATTTCTTCCTCAATGGTCAGTCGCGGAGTATCAAGACGGCGGGCAAAGCCTGCCCAGGAGATACCTGCCCAAATAACCGTTCCGCAGCGATTACAGTTGATGGGCTTAAAATCAGCATTCATTAGTCCACCGAAGGTGACCGTTCCACCGTTCCGCGTTCCCCTCTAAAGAGGGGGAACGGCGGAACGGTTTGGTCGGTCTGGTCGCGGTGTTCCGAGAAATTCGTCGGAACAGTATCGGAACGGCGGAACGGTTAGACATTCGGACTCCAAGGCTTGACATCGTTGGCGAAGAATTGCTCTTGATGCCCGAAAAGATACTTCTGACCATCCTTGCGATAGGTGACAAAACCATTGGCAACAAGACCTTCAATGACAAATTTCAGCTCGTCATTGGAGATTGGGATACCTTCCTTGCGCAGGTGTTCGGCAATCTCATTGCGGCCTAACTCATAACCGACCCTTGCGAGCAATCCTGAGACGGCTTCCATCTTCTGCTCTCGTGTCGATATTTTGACAGTTCCACCTGAAATGCTCACCGAGATAAAACCTTCAGGACTGCTCTTCAGGTTGGCGACGCCGACGGTCTTGGCGTCAGGGCAGATGGCGCGGACAAAGCCAGGGCGATCCTTGGTGCAGGTAATGTCAAGGGCGCCGTCAATGCCACGGCCAAAGGGCATCGCCACCGACACGGCAAATGCCGCACCGTCAATGTCAGCTCTTTTTGCCTGAGCGCCGATGGCGTAGTTGCCGCGATTGTCTTTGGACTTGGTTACATGGTCGATGGTCAAGATACCGGCGCCACCGATGCGCAGTGGCTTGAGAACTTTCTGTGAGAAATGAGTAGCATCTTTATTCTTCTCAAGGTCTAGTCCAAGCAGATTCATCGCGGCATTGACGCCATCAACGACAATGAGAGTTGGCAGGTAAGCCATAATTTCGGTGCGCATAATCTCACCGATTCCTTCACCTAAAGGCTCATCAGGGTTGGCATAACGGAAGAGTTTGAACTTATCTGTCGGCACACGCAAGGTCTTGAGACGGTTCAAAATAGACCTAGCCGAATCTTCAAAGTCAAGATAAAAGACAATGTTGTTCTTCTCTAGCTCTTGGCGTATGGCTTCAAGTGCGATCCAAGTCTTGCCCGATTCTGATTCACCAAAAATGGCATTGATTTTGCCAGCGTAGAGCAAGCAGTTGCCATCTTCTCTGCGAAGCATTGAAGGTGGACTTTCCTGCTCAAGTTCGGTTTCTCCGATTTGCTTGGGTATCCACGACGAGTCTTTTAGGTTGCCCTCTTCATCGTGAAGCTGCACAAGAGAAGGCGAGTGAACTTCAAGCGTTGTGAGTTCCTTGCGTTGTTCGCCGTAGCCTTGGGCGCGAAGGGCGCGGGCAGAGGCGGTGAAATCGCCACCGTGTTCGACAAGTGTGAAGATGGCAAACTTGGAATAGGAGCGTTCTGATTCAAATTGAGTGCTCGTAGAAAAGACAAAGAACTTATCGTTGCCGGCGTGATTGGTCGTGGCACTGATGCCATCATTCTTGCCAGGCCGACGCCACGCGCTCACCTTGTCACGCGTTGTATAGACCTTTGACCAACCCAAGGGTTCTAGTATCTGCTCCCAAGTGACCTTGGCGTTGTAGTCATCACCTGGTGTGAGTCCTTCGGATTTTGTCTTGATGTCTTCAGTAATGGCGTCATTTTTAGGAATGGCATCAAAGGTGACAAAGAGTTTGTGTAGTTGATCGCGCTCGGCAACCGTCAGCGTCGGAATAGACTTGGCATTGCCGACCAGCATTGACCACGCTCCGCCTGACGGGTGGCAGGTGCCATTGGTCGGTGCGACAATGACAAAGCCACCTTCACCGCGAGTTTCGGCTAGAACATCCACTCCGCCATTTTCACCAGGGCGACGGGCAAGTTTGGTATTTCCTGGAACTTCGCCATCAATGCGATAGAGCCAATGCAACCCGCCTGATGGCGTTACTTCAACATAACCGTTGTTGATTCGATCCCACACATCCGATAGCCCTGCGTTATGAGCCATCTCTTTCAAGTCAAGATGTAGTTTGTCTGCGACTGCTCTACCTTCAAGCTCTAACATCTCCAAGTTACCTGAGACTTTGCCACAGATGACACCGACCCCTTCGGCATTGGAAAACCAGGTCAACAATTCTTCAGGTGTTGGCAATCTGTCTTGATATTGCTTCCAATTTGTTAGCGCAGGTCTCTTGGAGCCGTCGGTTGCCACAGGAACGGCGCAGATGCCGTTAGCAGCGAACTCAAGAGCCGTTCTTAAAATTTCCCCCGTCATTGCTCCCTTTCTTATTTCACAAGTCCGTCAATAATCCACTGCACAACCGGCACCGCCACCGCGTTGCCCATTTGCTTGTAACGGTGCGAATCGGCTTGGCCGTCTGTCCACCCATCAGGAAATCCTTGCAATCTTTCGCACTCTGTCGGTGTGAGACGGCGAACGACAGATGATGAATAACCGACACTTTGAATGCGATCACTCATCGGGTTTGCAGGTAAGCAATAACTTTTTTCTTCTTGGAAACTCATCGTTGATTCTTCACCTATCCCACCAACCTGCATTGTGTAAGCCTTGTCATCATTGATTGCAATACCGTGACCACTAACTCTGTCCAATGTGAACATCACCTCTCCATCTTCTCCATAACCTTTACCTTGCGGCCCTGCTTCGTCACTTCTTCCAATGACAGTTCCTTGAATCGGAAATACATAAGGCACTCTTGCTCCCCCTGTTCCCCAATATGTTGCCACTGTTGGCGAATAATTCGGATAAATTCGCACATCATCAACTCTTGTTGCTTCAAAGAGAAAGACAGTGTGGAAATTAGATGTCGCAAGTGTGAATGCTTTGTCATCACTCAAGAGAAATCCCTTTCCACCGCCAGCTTTTCCTTCTCGTTCTCTCATCAAAATAATTACTGTCGCCCTTGTGTCACCTATATCAAAAGCATTCAATGTCGGTGCTACCCCCCCCGCAACCCAAGTTTCATCATCGTCACTTGTTTGCGCTCGTTTAGATTTAACGAACCACATCAGTTATGACTGCTTGAAATCTGTTCTTATCAGGCATTCGTTGTTCGCTAGAAGTGCGAGTGATGGTGTCTGCAATATCTGATCCATCCCACCAAGTCATTGTGTCGTGCGCTCTTTGCGAGCTAAGGGTTGGACTTACTGATTCGTCGGGGAAGTCGTAGAGTTCAAAGTTTCCGACTGCGCCACCGATTCCAGCGCTTGTTGTAATGCCGGTGGAAGCGTCTTTCCCCTTCGCGTTGCTCTTCGCAAGATACCCTGCGCGGCCTTCTGCGATAGCGAGTATTTCTTCAGGTGCTCTCCCTGCGTCTCCAAGACATCCGACAATGAAGACTCTACGGCGTCGTTGGGGAACTCCGAAGTATTGAGCATCAAGCACCCGCCACGCGATGCGATACCCGCGCTCGACCAACGCTTCAATGACGACGGCCATGTCTCTTCCGTTATTTGAGGAAAGAAGACCAGGCACATTTTCGAGGATAAAAGTCTGCGTTCGTGTTTCGTCAAGGAGTCGGCAGATTTCCCAGAAAAGTCCACTACGCGTTCCCGCCAACCCTGCTCGTTTTCCAGCAACGGAAAGGTCTTGACAAGGAAATCCACCTGTGATGATTCCGTTGCTTGGATCAAAACCTGCTGCTCTAAGTTGCTCACCTGTTACCCCCTGAATGTCACCGAAAAGTGCAGCGTTCGGAAATCGCCGTTGTAAAACTTTCTGTGCGTGTTTATCCCATTCAACTGTTGCGACGACTGTGACTCCTGCTCGCTCAAGAGCTAAATCAAAACCGCCAACACCAGCAAAGAGTGAAACTGCCGTTGTCATATTGACCACCATCCCCTCAATGTTCCGCCTTGTGGACAGATATTCCAATCTGCCTTGCCTTGCTCAATCCATTCTTTGTGCAATTTTCTTTGAAACGCAAAATCTGTTTCGTGAGTATCACGCCCACAGTCAGGGCAAATGGGAACTCCTAGCGTGTAGAAAATATGGCGACATCGCACAGGCTCTCCCTTCCTTCTACCTTTGACGGATCATTGTTGTTTTCTAAATAACCTTCCTTGCGCATTTGCGATGCGATAACAGTGCCCATACGAAATGGAGTGTCGGGAAGTGAAGTCTCATAACAGCGCCAAAGAATAGATGCAATGGCGCCTTCAACACTGCTTCGACTCATAACAACTTCTTCCCCATTTCATTGACCGCAAACTCAATGCGAGCTTTGGCGATGGGGATATATTCATCCGTCATTTCAATTCCGACAAAGTTGAAACCTTCATAAATCGCCGCCTTGCCGGTTGAACCGCTACCCATAAACGGATCAAGAACGATGCCATTCGGCGGTGTCACTAAGCGACAGAGATAGCGCATAAGGTCGGTGGGTTTGACGGTTGGGTGGTGATTGGCACTTGCTTGTGTTCTCCATCTTTCACTCACGGGGTCAAGATTTTCTTTATCATTGTCAGCACCTTGCAATCCAGCGCGTCTTTGAATTGGTAATCCATCCAACCCTTCATTGCGATCCTTCTTGCTTGCCTTGGCGCAGTAGAAGAAGCGAGCGGCGCTGCCGCTGTCGGTGTAGCCGCCGCCTGAATAATCAAATCCTTCGTCTTCGTGGTAGATATTGCGTTTGCCATTTGTCGTTGCAGATTTGAAAGGAGCTGATTTTGAAGTTGGAAACAACTCAACAACCTCATCCGACCCATCGTGAATGACATTGGCGGGCCAGCGGCCTGTTACTTCACTCTCACCTAATTTTGGAATTGATGCACCATTGCCAAATTGATTTCCGTGTTGATTTGAAAAGTCATTGACATTGTTTTTTCGCACTTCATTGCCAACTCTCGTTGCGCCAATGTTCAACCCGCCCGTGCCATAGGTCAGCACATTGGCGGCGACAGTGCCGATGAGCGGCTTACGAGCGACAACGACGGGTTCGTGCGCTGGCTTGAGTGCAGTTCCCCAACCCTGCCATTGCTTCGCATCAGGACTTATTGCATTGTTAGAAAGCTGTTTGGCGCCTGTCCATTTACCAACGGTGTTACCTGTGCCGCCGTGCAAACCCCCTGTTGGTTCAATAAATCCGCGTTCATCAAGATTGTCAGTGATAATCCAATCCCATTCATCAGATAGACCAATGACTTTTTTCATTATTGTCCATTTATCTTGACTTGGATGATTATTGCTCCAACCATCTTTGCCGTCAGTCTTGTCATAAGAGCAGGCGGTAAATCCACATTCCGCATCTATTTCATTGCGAGTTTTTCCTGAATTTTCTATCTGCTCCGCGAGCCAAAGTTTGAACTGTCTTGTATGAGCCATTTCCGGTTTCTTGTCAATGGATTTGCTAATGTCAAGCGACTTCGGAAACCCGCTGCCATAAATCCACATAATCTGATCACGAATTTCAAAACCCGCATCTTCAATGGCGACGACCATTCGATGATAAGTGCGCGAGCCGCTGAAGGCGAGCAAGTGGCCGCCAGGCTTTAGAACGCGCAAGACTTCTTGCCATAGTTCAACAGAATAGGCGATGCCACTTGCATCCCAACTTTTGCCCATAAAGCCCAACTCGTATGGCGGATCAGTGACAACAGAATCAACACTGTTGTCGGCTAAAGTTTTCAAGACATCACGATTGTCGCCGTGATGGATTTCAAATGTTGCCACAAGACCCCCTTGGTTGTTGTTACTTGTGAAGTGATGGGATTTGCACCCATCGGCGCCCCGTTGCCCGCACCTTGCGACTTCTCCACATCACCGACGGAAAGGTGGCGTCAGTGATGCTCATGACCGGCAAATGAAGCGACGGAAGGAAACTTCACTTGCCTTCTTACAACTAGACCGGCTTTGCCCCAAGCTGCGCCAAGAGCGCGGCTACTTCAGGAGTGATGCCACCGCCGACAGGCGCCGC